TGACAAGGTAAATGCTCAGTCACAAGTTAAGCAAGACTTCCTTACCAAACTTACAGATGGTCTAAAGAATGGCTAATATCAAGGAACTTATCCAGAGTATTGAGTCAACAGACTCATCTTTTGATGAAAAGTTAGAAGCCATCAATAAGATGGAAGAAACCTTGGTGGCTATGCGCCAGCAAGAGGAAACGGCTATTCAAGACAATGTAGATCTGATTGTTGAAGCCATCAAAGTGATGGAGAACAAGGTCACTGCACAGTTAGAGGTTGCCAAGTCCATTGTTCCTGAGAAGGGTGACAAGGGAGACAAAGGCGACAAGGGTGCTGATGGCCTTCAAGGTGTAGATGGCAAGAATGGGTTAAATGGTGCGCCAGGAAAAGATGGCGTAGATGGTGCAGATGGTGTTTCTGTAACAGATGCCAAGATTGACTTTGATGGTTCGTTGATTATTACCTTGTCAACAGGCAAAGAGTTGAATGTTGGTGAAGTAGTTGCACCTGACTTGGCAGAAAAGATCAAAGTCATCAGCACCATGTCTACCAATGGGGCGGTGGCTATCCTAGACGAAGGCACAAGCATCACAAGTGGTGTTAAGAAGATCAATTTTGTTGGTGCAACTGTTACTGCCACCAATTCAGGGGATGATGTAACTGTAAATGTAAGCGCAGGGACGGGAACAGTAACAAGTGTTGCGGCTAGTGGTGGCACAGGTATCAGCGTTAGTGGTAGTCCAATCACAACTACTGGTACTTTAACTATTACTAATACCGCACCAGATCAAACAGTTGCGTTAACGGCTGGTACAGGTATCAGCACAAGCGGAACGTATCCTAATTTTACTGTTACTAACTCTGCGCCAGATCAGACAGTTGCTTTGACCCAAGGTGGTACAACAACAATCACTGGTACTTATCCTAACTTCAACATTTCTTCTGCTGACCAGTATCAAGGAACAGTTACTGCCGTTACAGGAACTTCTCCAGTAGTATCTAGCGGAGGAGCAACCCCTGCAATTAGCCTAGCATCTGGATATGGTGATACTCAGAACCCATACGCAAGTAAGACTGCTAACTTTATTTTAGGCGCACCTAATGGGGTTTCTGGAGTACCAACATTTAGGGCAGTTGTTGCCGCAGACATTCCTACATTAAATCAAAGTACAACAGGTAGTGCCGCAACTCTTACAACAGGAAGAACATTAGCCATTACAGGTGACTTGGCTTACACAAGTCCAAGTTTTGATGGATCTACAAATGTGACTGCCGCAGGAACACTTGCCACAGTTAACACAAATGTAGGATCGTTTACCAATGCAACTCTTACAGTAAATGGCAAGGGTCTAATTACTGCCGCATCAAGTGGAACTGCCCCAGTTACATCGGTAACTGCAACAAGTCCAGTTGCATCAACTGGTGGAGCAACCCCTGTAATTTCAATGCCAGCCGCAACTACTTCTGTAAGTGGCTATCTTACTTCTACCGATTGGACTACTTTTAACAATAAAGGTTCTGGGACAATTACCTCAGTAACGGGTACTGCCCCAGTAGTATCTAGTGGCGGCACAACTCCCGCAATTAGCATGGCGGCGGCTACTACATCTGTAAGCGGTTATTTAACGTCTACTGATTGGACTACCTTTAACAACAAAGGGTCAGGTACTGTAACGAGCGTTGCGGCAACCGTCCCATCGTTCCTGTCTGTCTCTGGTTCACCAATTACAACAACTGGCACATTAGCAATTACATTGTCTGGTACTGCGTTGCCTGTTGTGAATGGCGGTACAGGTGTTACAACTTCTACTGGAAGCGGTAATGTTGTCCTTTCTACTAGCCCAACACTAACAACACCAGTTTTAGGTACACCGACTTCTGGCACTTTAAGTAATTGCACAGTTGATGGCACAGATGCCGTTGGGTTTAGAAATGTGCCTGTCAACTCACAGTCTGCCAATTACACATTGGTGCTTGCCGATTCTGGCAAAACCATATTGCATCCATCAGGTGATGCCAATGCTAGAACATTTACTATTCCATCAAATGCAAGTGTGGCGTATGCAATTGGCACAGTAGTTACGTTTATCAATATGACTTCGCAAGTGGTAACTATTGCTATAAATACTGACACTATGTATTTGAGTTCTGCTGGCACAACGGGATCAAGAAGTTTGGCGCGATATGGTTCTGCAACAGCATTAAAAATAACCTCTACCAATTGGCTTATTTCTGGAAGTGGTTTGACATGAGTGGTTCACAGCAAGCGGTGTACATGAACCATCGTTCTTTTGCACCACCAACACCAGTACCAGTAATAGCAGTTAGTAGTGTTGGATTTCCTTATATACAAGTTTATCCTTGGAGTTCTGGCTTTGGTACTAAGTACACCAATCCTGCTACGTTGCCAGGCTCAAACGGTCGTGGTGTTGCATTTAGTCCTTCTGGTGCAGACATAGCTGTTGCTCACAGTAGCTCACCGTTTATATCAGTTTATCCGTGGTCATTTGGTTTTGGTACAAAATATGCTAATCCTGCTACGTTGCCAGGCTCAATTGTGGGTAACGCGGTTGCATTTAGTCCTAGTGGCGCAGACATAGCTATTGCTCATTTTTCAGCACCTAATGTATCGGCTTATCCTTGGAGTTCTGGCTTTGGTACTAAGTACACCAATCCTGCTACGGCTCCAACAGGTGAAGGTTTGGGTATTGCATTTAGTCCTAGCGGTGCAGACATTGCAATTGCTCACAGTAGCTCACCGTTTATATCTACTTATCCTTGGAGTTCTGGCTTTGGTACAAAGTACGCTAATCCTGCTACGATGGTACCTTCTAGGGGTTTTGGTGTTGCATTTAGTCCTAGTGGCGCAGATATAGCTGTTGTCAACCAAACCACGCCTTATATACAAGTTTATCCTTGGTCATCTGGTTTTGGTACTAAGTACGCTAATCCTGCTACATTACCAACAGGTAATGGGCGTGGTGTTGTTTTCAGTCCTAGTGGTGCAGACATAGCTGTTTCTCACTTTACTTCGCCTTTTATATCAGTATATCCTTTTACTTCTGGCACTGGTTTTGGCACAAAGTACGCTAATCCCGCTACTTTGCCAACAGGCAATGGAAATGGTGTTGCATTTAGTCCTTCTGGTGCAGACATAGCTGTTGCTCACGTTACTTCACCTTTTATATCGGTCTATCCTTGGTCATCTGGCTTCGGTACTAAATATGCTAACCCTGCTACCTTGCCAGGGTCGGAGGGTACTTGTGTAACATTTAGTCCTTAAAAGAAAAAATATGAACAAACATGAAATTTTAAAAGACGCACTTGTTGCAAGAGAACAAGAAATTATGGGTTATCAAATTAACATTGATAACTATGCTCTTGCAATTGAACACATCAAAGCCAGCGGTGATGAAGACTTAGCAGATTTCTGTCAAAAACTAGAGGCGCTGTTGGCATCGGAAAAATTAGAGCAAAAGAAAGCCAAGGTTATGCGTTTTGTTGTCCAACAGCAATTAGGAGAAGATTGATGTATGCACAGCAACTTGATGGGGCATGGCGTGAGTTGGCTGGAAACATTCGTTTTTCGCCAGACATTTTCCAAACGGCTGAGTCTTTGTCAGATGAACAACGACAAGAACTTAATGTTTATTTTATTGAGGATGCCCTACGATCAGAACTTACAAACACACAGAAGTATGGCGATCCCGTTTTTACAATTAGCGGTGCAATAGTAGAAAGATCGTACCCAGTTGTAGATAAGACAGACGAGGAAATACAAGCAGAGTCTTTAAGCAAGGCAGAGGAAGTGCGAACTGAACGCAATCAAAAACTAACAGACTCAGATTGGACGCAGTTAGCAGATGCTCCTGTGGACAGAACGGCATGGGCTACTTATCGCCAAGCATTGCGTGGTATTCCCATTCAATCAGGGTTTCCTTATAGCGTAGTTTGGCCTGATGCTCCATAACTAAACAATGTCCAAGGCAATTGATAAATTACAAACAGAGATGATATTGGCACATATTGCCAAGAAAAGGAAACCAGTGACCCCAGACCTACAAAAGTATTACGAAGATCGCTTCTCAATGATGGGAAGTGATGGGTGGAAAGACTTGGTGGAAGATATTGACACCATGATCTCATCGTTGAATAATATATCTGTTATCCTTGACGAACAAAGCCTACAATTCAAAAAAGGTGAA